TATCAGTGGCGTACAGAGCTTCGCTGAGGTACCTTCAGTAAATATTCCAAACGATACTGCATTAACTACACAACCTGTCCCTACGGACAATTTTTCTGCTAACATTCCGAACTATGCTGCTCATACTCCAGAAGCAGAATTCTTAGGTATTCCTTTAAATCAGTCTAATTGGGATAAAGGAGCGGAGAAAAGAAAATTTTATAGAACTGCTGGTCAAGATTATGCAGACGAATTTACAGGATTAAATCCTCCTCCTGCAGTTCCTCACTCTAATTGGGATGTTGGAGCAGAAAGAAGAAATTGGCAAAATAATATTGGAGATACTTTCGCTAACGAGTTTACAGGTACTAATATTCAACATCCAGTAACTCAAGCTGATATGCAGAATTTTAGTGGTGATATAGATGCGTATATTCCAAAAACACCTCCTGTATATCCTGATGCTATTATGAGAACAGCAGAAAATATGCCTCAACCAGGAACAGTTTCGGGTAGTTGGCCACCTAGTCAAGATACTTCTTTATATACAGCTAATAACTGGGATCAAGGAGCAGAAAATAGAGCGGCTGAAGCGGCTAAGCAACAGCAGTATATGGATAACTTTAGTCCTCCAGAATTAGAAAAATATATTCCTAACAATTTTAATATAGATGATTGGTCAGGTTCTCCAGGAATGGAAGGCTGGGATAAAGAGAGCGTTGATAAATTTGGAGATGAGATTGAAGGCATAAACAAATGGGCAAGCGACATGGTTGGTCCAAAAGATTTCGAAAATCCTTGGTGGAAAAGCGGAGAAAGGCGAAGACTAGAAAAGGAAAAGAAAGAAGCTGTAAAGTATTTACAAAACGAATCAGCTAAAGCGGCTAAGTTAAATGACACTATCAACAAGACCAAAAATAGTAATAGTCCAAACGAAAATGATAAAGATAAAGTAATAGACACTGGTAATAATGCTTCTAAAGCAGAGCAAAGTAAAGCCATGGGATTCTTAAAGGATATGTTTGGATCTCTGTTCAATAAGCAAGAGCTTAAGCGAATGGCTGTTATGTATCTTGGTTCTCGTCTTTTGGGTTATGATCATGGAGGCAGTTTGAATTTTGCTGCTAAAAATTATATAGCTAGAGTTGATGCATTAGAAGCTTCACGATTAAAGTTTGCGCATAGTGACGCAGCAAAGAACTGGGATAACGTTGATGAATATGTAAGGACTGGGGATATGAGTGTGATGACTCCAAAAGGAGTTACTACTTATAGACAAGGGGTTTTTGAAAAGTGGTACAATAAAAAGACTCGTAAAGAGATTACAGTTGAGAAAGTTCATTATGGTAAAGGAGATGCTAAAGAGGTTGGATACGTTGATGTTGCAACGGGTAAACCTGTTTCAATGGGAGATTATGATAAGTCTGGTTTGTATAGTGCAAGGAGTAAAGATAGAAACGAAGCAATTGATAAATATACTTCTACTTGGACAAAGATATTGGAAGATACTAAGCAAGCTATAATTACTGATATTGGACAAGATAATTACGACAGAGTAGCGGGTCAATTGGTTCTTTCAAATGCTGCTTCAGAGGCTCTCAACGAAATGCTTGATAAAGGAGCAGATATAGGTAGAGCTCAAGAAGCTTTATCAATGGCTTTGAGACTTGCTGTTGAATCTGAGAATGCTAAAGGCAAAAAAGCTCTTAAAATTAGATCTTTAAAACCTGCATTGAAAGCTTTATACGTTGAACGTGGTACTGGTCTTGGAAACTTATTTAAAACTAGACCCGATAAGAGAAAAGAGAAAGACTGGGACGGAGTAGCTGGAAATAAAGACTTTATGGATTTAAGTGAGTTTGAAAAGATGCGAAAAAACGCTGCAGTTATTACACAAACTATACCTAGATTTAGTAAAATGAACGAAGACGAAGCTGCTAATCTTTATTTAGAAGATTTAGCAAAGCTTTGGGCTGGTGTAAGAAGATTACCTAACGGCGAGCTCGATCCTGACAACTTAAAAGCTGAAGACCGAAAAGAATATTGGATGGAAACTGATACAAACGAATCAGGGTTTTTCCACTTTCTACGACAGCAGTTAATACTTGAAAATGAAAAACGACTAGGCATGAAATAAAGGATATGTTATGGTACGATCTTTTGCAGAAAGAATAGACGAGTCAGATGTAGTTCCTGAGGCTGGCCCAGTTGAAGGCGACCCGTATTCTCTAAATGAAGAATATAGTTTTATAGACGGGGATACTATTTATTCTAAGGTTGATCCTAATTGGAGAGGTAGAATACAAGGAGTTGAATCTCCTGAGGTTAATAAGTTTTTCAGTAATAGACTTGCAAGTGGAACTGCCGGTGGTAGAGTAGCTAATGCTGCTTTAATAAACCTAGCTCGTAAAAAGGGATTTACTAAAGTAATAAAGACTGGAAAGCTTGATCCTCATGGTCGTGAGATTATTGACTTGCAAGATGACTTAGGTAGAAGTTTTCAAACTGAATTAGCAAGAGCTGATATACTAGATATTGGTAGTTATAGTTCTCCTGATGCTATTCGAGCTTCTAAATTAGCGGATGTATACGGAACTGAGGGAATAGGGGAAGAATACGATATAGCTCGAGATGCTATTACTAAAGCTATTCAAGATGAAACTCGATACGAATTAGAGTTTAAAGAACAAGCTGTTGATGAGATACAACTTGCTTATGGTGGTGGATACTACGCTCCTGGTAACGTAATGTACCGAGATCCTAGTAGAACTTTAGATAATAAAGCTACTAGTCCTTTCGCTACTGCTTGGGACTCAGGTCTTTGGGGTGCTGTTGAAGGATTGTATGGTGCAGTAGAAATGCTTGGTGAAACTACTGGTTGGAACTGGGCTGAACAAATAGGTGAAGCAGGCGTTGCAAGACAACGAAATTACTTAGCTAAGCAGCCAGAGTTTATAAATACTTATAAAGATATTGATGGATTTTTTGGTAGCAACGGATTCCTACAATACGTAGCAAATATGGGAGCCATCTCTCTTCCTTATATGGCGGTTACTATGGCTGGTATGGCAGCAGCTCCATTTACTAAAGGAACTTCATTAGTAGCACCAGTTAGTTTATATGCTGGTAATATCTGGAATGAACAACCAGAAGATGCTAAGAGTGCTACAGCTGCTGTTACAGGAGGAGTAATTCAAACTGCACTAGACCGATTGGGTGTTCAACTTATATTGAAAAACCTAACAGGCTCTGCTGGAATGTTAACTAAAGAAAGTAAAGATGAAATAATTAAAGCTATTTCAAAGCAGAAAAAGGTAACTGCGCCTATTGCTGAACAAATGTTATTACAATCTAGTAGAAAAGCTATAGCTGAGTTCTCTACTGATGCGGCTATGTTTGCTAAACAACAGATTACTGCTAGAAACGTAGCAAGAAGTATGACAAAGAAGCTAGGCTTGGGTGCAGTAGGTGAAGGTTCAACAGAAGCTATGCAAGAAGTTGTTGGTTATACAGCTGCTCACGTTAAAAATGGATTTAGAGATTGGGACGCTAATGTATTTGTAGATCGATTGATTGATGGTACTATTGCCGGGGCTTCTCTTGGTGGCGCGTTCTCTGCTCCTGGTAGTATATATGATTACGGAATGTGGTACGATGCAGCTCATAGAAAGAGTATGAGTACTGGTCAACACACTTCTAAAATGGGAGCGTTAGCTGAGCAAGATCGAGCTGCTCGTAAGGACGGTCGTCAACATAACGTTCAAGAAGAGAACGATGTAATTGAGACAGAAATTAAAGAAAGAGATGCATTAATTAAACAGCTTAAAGCTAAATTAGCTAATACAAGAGTAGCTAAAACTAGAAAAGCTATAGAAAAAAGATTAAGTGAATTAGAAAGATCTACTTTTGATATCAATGATAGAAGTGAGGCTCATAAGGAAGAGCTTAAAAAGCGAGGAGCTCCACAATGGTTCCAAGATATGTGGAAAGGTATACCAGGTTTATGGAGAGGTATAACTCGACACGCAAGTCCTGAAGATCTTCAGTTAAGATCTAAGACATTAAGCCTTTGGGCTGATGGAATAGATGCTAATCTTCAAAGACGTACTAGTGGTGAAACGTATGAAGATAGAAAACACCACGAAATATCTAAAGTAAACCAATTCTTTGGAGATCCTACTTCTATACTTGCGTCTTTTAACATGACAGATTCTAGAGCTTCTAGACAGAAGTTTAGTAAAATGTTTTATTTAGTATTCTCGCATGCTTATCAAAACGCTAGGAAGCGAGGGGCAAAAGCTGATGGTGATGGTTCAATAATCGATTGGAAAAAGGATTTAAGAAAAAATGCTGTTCCAGTTTTTAAAGATAGAAAAGCTACTAAAGAAGAGATAACAGAGTTGAGAGATGCGATAGCTGTTCTTGGCCAGAACCCAAATGCTCTTTCAGCTTTCTCTAAAAAATTAGATCGTACATCTAATAGATTACATGAAATGCAAAGCAAGCATAACCCAAAATTAGGGTATCTCAACCACTATTTATCAAGATCTAAAACTTTTGATAAGGCTGCTATTGCTGCTGATAAGGGTAAGTTTGAATCGTTACTCATCCAGCATTATGACTTTACTCCGGTTAAAGCTAAAGAGACTGCTGATGCTATATTAAACCAGTCTGGAGTTAATACTATATGGGATGTAGGGGATGTTGGTAGCTTCTCTGTTACTTCTAAAGCAAGGTTTACTCCTACAAATCATAGAGAAAGAACTTTAGGTTTAGCTGAGAATCCAGCATTCGCTGAATTTATGGAAGGAGATATATTTACTAATGTATCTAACAATTCTAAATCAGCAATTCGTTATACAGTACTCGAGGAATTTATAGGAGCTGATAATAGAAAAATAAATTTAAGATTAGCTAAAATAGAACGAGAACTTTTAGACTCTGGAATGACAGCTAAAGAAGCGTCTGATGCTACTAACAAGTATGCTTACGATATGAAGAACTACTTTGATGCTGAATCAGGTAACTATAAAAGAAACATGAGTCCTGCTATGGTTTGGGCTCAGAAAAATTTATTGTTCGTAACTATGATTACTTCGTTACCTTTTGCTACTATATCTAACTTAGTTGAGCTAGGTACTTCTTTAAGAGGACTTAGAAACGATCAGATATGGGGTAAAAAGGGAAGCTTAAATGCGTTAGCTAGAAGCTTTGTGGAAGAGATTCATAATACAGCAAGAAGATTCTATGGTACTATGACAGGTACTGTTATGCCTCATAAGAGAGATACTGAAGGATACCGACGAGCACAAGAACTAGGTTATATGAATTGGGAAGTTGGTGCTGCTCATACAACAGGTGTTAGTGAAACCGGAGTTACCAGACAGCGTATTATAGATATATACTTTAAAACTATTTTACTTCAGCAGTGGACTAACGCAATGAGAGCTGGACGAGCTGCTATTGCTGGTGATTATATAGTAGATAAACTTAATACTGTAATTGAACATAGAAACCGAGTAGCTAAAGACCCTAGAACTATGCCAACCAATGAGGAAGCAGAAGCTAGAGAAGCTTTAAGAAATCTTGGTATAGATCCTGATTGGATGGTAGAACTACATCTTAAAAGAAGACCACTTAAAGATCATAAAACTGGTGAGACTTTAAGACCTGGGCAACTTACTAAAGAAGAAGAAGCACAGTACAGCGACTTTATGCGTAATGCCGAATATGCTTTTGTAAATGAAGCGGTAGTAATGCCTAAGTCTGGTATAAGACCACTCATATTCCAAGATCCTAGGTTTGCGTTGTTTACACAATTCCAGGGATTTATATCTACGTTTACAGCGTATCATTTACCTAAAATGTGGGGAGATCTTGGTAAACGAGGTACTCCAGCTATGAGGTATAACTTATTCGCAGCAGCAGCTACAATGATATTATTAGGATTTGTATCACAACACTTAAAAGATTTACTTAAGTATGGTAAGACTACTCCTTACTTTGAAGGATCAGAGTATATTAGAAGAGGCGTAGGAGCTAGTGGATTGCTAGGTACTGGTGAAAGAGCTTTAGACTTTTTCTTTCCAATGTATCAGAAAAGATACCCAAGTAATATTGCGTGGGCTTTTGGTACTGTAGCCGGTGAATCAGCTGGTTTAAGTAAAGCATTAAGAGCTGGTGGTATAGGATGGGATGTAGCTAGCGGACAGAAACCTCCGGAAGCTTTAGCTAAAATATCTCCATTAGCACAGTTTGCATTACAAAAGAGTCCAAGACTCTCAGATTTAGATGAGCCATCTTATTGGGATTTCGGTGGTTATAAAGTGGGAAGACCAAGACAACAAGGTTGGTCAGCATTAGAGGAAAATCAATGGCTATAAGAACAGCAACAACATTAAACTTACCTAGAAAACAACTAGCTGCAGGTGAAAAGAGATTAGCTGAATTTAAGGCAGAGCAAATGAGGCCTAGGACAGCCTTAGAGCGATTGGTAGAGGAAGGTCCTGTTAGTTTAAAGGATCAACCTAATTATATACAAAGAAATCCAGAAGCATACTTAGCAAGACCTCAAGACCTTACTGATCCTGCGTATTATTCATCTAAACCAGGTGAGTTAGAAGCCCAACAGGAAGCTCGTGAACAATGGGCACGTAACGTAGAAATGCGCGAAATACAGGACGAAGCTGAAAGAGAGAACATTGCGCGTGACCAAAGAGAGCTTGAACGACAAGAACCTATTGGTGATGAGAGATACGAAATACTTATGGATCCAGATCAAAGAGATCCTAGTAGTCCAAACTTTGCGTGGAAAGGAGAACAAGATAGACTACAAGAACTACAACAAACTATGGATAGTTGGACTCCTGAACAACAGTTAGAAGCTGATTTATTAGCACAAAGACTATCAACTATTAATACTCTACTTGCTGATGGATTTGGTCAATCAATACAAAGAGGAGATTTACTTGTAAAAGCTTTTCATCAAAAAATAAATGAACAAGATGTTATAGCTGCAGGTAAAGTAGATTATGAAGGCGCAGCTAAAGATTACGCTGGAACAGATGTTAAGATGGCTTATTCAGATCCAGTAGAAGCTGATAGGATAATGGATGCATCTTGGAGTAAAGAATGGGGCGAATTAGGAAGAACATTACTGAATGATGATAACTATAGAACTACTGAACCAGTTGATGCACCACCAAGAACACCAGCAGGTGATAAAGCATTTACAGATTATTTAATGCAAAATCATCCAGAGACTAAGTGGAATCCGTTAGCATTAAAAGGTTTATTATTTAATCCTGAAAAATTTAATGCAGGAATTTATGTAAGACCTAGTCAAATGGGCCTTAGTACAAGAAGTGATAAGCCTCACATGATGGTAGATCCAAACTTTTTAAGGATTATGAATTATGTTATAGAGAAACATATATTCCAGCAACAGTTTGTTCCTATCGCGGGTGAATATGAATATGACTTAATGGAAGCTGGGGTACTACGACCAGCTCAAATGGATTTATTTGATCAAGATAATCCTTCCTCAAGAGAAGGACCTGAGCAAGGTATGTATACTACTAAAACTGCTGGGTCTGGTAAACTTGGAAGAGAGATTTTTAAAGAATGGTGGAGAGAAGTAAACAGATCTCGAGGTCAAGCAACTGATGCTTATAATTTAAACTCTGTAACAGACGATGAGTATGAAGCTCTTGGAGCTTTTGCTAGAGAAGTTTGGCAATCAGTTAATCCTGATCTATATACTACTGATCAGACAGGAGATTTAATAAAATATAAATTAACTTCTAAAGGAAGAGAAGCTTTAAAGCAAGCAGCACTATCAGCTCCTGACGCGTTTAAAACTCAGGAAATTCCGCCAACTAGAATATCTGAAGCTGAACTAGGTGGTAGAAGAACTGGAGAAGCTCGTCGATCAAGAGAAACTACTCAAATTATTAAGCCTGAAAAACCTCATAGAATAATAGAAGAAGGCCGAAATGGTATGGAATCTTTTGGACATCAGGTTGCTACTAAAAGAACTAAATTGTTCTATCAAGTTGGACTGCAAGCTATGATTAATGCTAAAGGTCAAAGTGATCTTACTTCTCTAGGAGATCTTGTAAAATTAGGTCCTGAAAAAATGTTGGCTTTTCAAGGAGAGTTTAATAGAAAAGCTGCTAACAAAGCAGATAAACAAATGATGGATCTTGAAACTGCTGAGAGAGAAGTAGCTAAAGAATATGATCCTCGATACGAAATGGATAAACAGTTTACTAGATTTATAGAAGCTTTAAATACATTAGCTAGGTATAGTGATGGTCTCTGGAAATTAAAGTTTGCTCATCAAGGATTAACAAGCCGTATGCACGTGATTCAAACAAGGTTTAATCCTCAAGGAAACCCATGGATTAGGTTCGCAACTGGTGGAGCTACTCCTACTATATTCTCTCCTAAAAATAACTCAGAAGAAAATAATGTATTCAAAGAACTTATGGCTACAATGTTTATTCCAGGTGGTAAGAAAGCTACACCTGAAAAAAGAATTGAGTTATTTAATAATGAATTAAAGAAGCTTGATCAGCCTGATAGTATACTTGCAACTGTTGCAGCTGAAGGACAAACAGTTGAAGAAAGCTTAATGGATAATGATACATATAAAGCTACTACAGAATCGTTAAAGGGAGTTGGATTAGCTGTAAACCCACAACAACAGCAAAAACAAATGTTTAATCCAGAAACAAACCAATACGAAACAGCTACATCAACTGCTGATTATATTAGGGTTCCTGAAGAACTAGCTCAAGTACCTCCACTTAATATACCTGATAGCTTATTAGCTAGAACTAGAGATAAGAGCGGAGCAAGTGAGGATCTTGATGGACTTCATAAGATTGAAGCAGCTATGGAATTAAAGAGATATTTAGATGCTCTTAAAAATGGTACACAATTTAGTACTGATATTAACGTAGAGTTTGATGGTAAAACCCATGGTATCGCTTCATATCTTGCTTCACTTGGTAATCTTAAAGCTGCTTATAGAACTGGTATTACAAGAGAAGCAGGCGCTGGAAAGAATTTAGATAAAGTACCTGCTGCTCAACTAGCTGGAGTTGAAGGTCAAGTATTTACTCTTGCAGCGTTTAACATAAAAGAATTGGGAGAAGGTACTTTCGATAACATTAAGGATGCAGAGGGTAAACCTGCAAGGTTTGATGGTGCTAGGTATGATGGTACTAATAATACGATCTACATTTCTAAAGATGATCTAATGAAGAAATGGGAAGATAAAGCTTGGACTAAACCTCGAAAACAATCAGATAAAAGTACAGCTTTACCGATTGCAAAAGACGCTTTTAAAACTTTTGAAGAGTTTGTAGAGTTTGTTAAGTTTCATGAATCAATGCATGCAAGAAAGATGGCAGAGCCTAGATTTGGACGACAAAAAGAAGTACTGTATTCTAATCAACGTGATCCTGAAACTGGTAGAATGCTACCTAAGCGAGATGCTGATGGAGATCTTCAATACAAATACACTGAATCCATAGGAGACTATGAAACTAGAATAAACAAAGCGGCTTTAAAAGAATTTCAAAAGTATAAGAAAATGCTTTCACAGCAAGAGGTAGCAGAAAAAGAAGGAGATATTAGAGACGCTGTTGGATACTATATGCTAGAAAACGGAAGAGAATATGCATATAATGGATACCAACAGACTGACGCAAATACAGAACGGCTTTATAGAATTCTTGAACTTGCTATAGATGATAAAGAATCTTTCTTAAAACAACCTATTATGACTTTATCTTACGGTAGAATAATAAGAAACTTAGGTGAAGAGGTTACTAATACTATACATACTGGTAAAAATTCATTTGGGCGTACTATTAATGGAGAATACCATAAAGGAATTAAAGATTTAATTGCGGAAATGGAAGCTTCAGGTGATGTAAAATTAGTAACTACAGATGCCGGCGGTTATGAGACTACTTTTAAAGATACAGCAGATGTTGTTAAATCATTCTTACATAACATGATGGCAGATGGTATTAATAGTGAACTACATCCTGGCGTTCAAGCAGTTGGCCAAGCATTAAGAGCTACTAATGTTGTTGCTATGTTAAGCAATGGTATTATGTCAATGAATAATGCTCTTGGTGTTCCTAATTATATTGGTGCTAAAGAAACTAAAGCAAGAATTGATCCTGTAACGGGTAACAAAGTCTTATCTGATATAGCGATGGTTACAAGTAGAACTAATCCTCAAACCGGTAAGCCGGTAACAGTTAAAGGAATAGCTATGGCTGAAGCCGTTCCGTCTGGTAGTGCTTTAAGAGACGGACAACTCGGTGGTTGGGGAAGGGGAAGAATCATTCCAGCCATTATTCAAGCAATGGATGGAGCCTGGATGAACATGATGTTCAGAGGTGGTTCATTTGAGAAGATTAAAGATGGGTATGCATTACCTATATTTGATGCGGTTAAAACAGATATTAAAACTGCAGCAACAGTTAGGCGAGAAGCAAATAAAAATTGGTGGAATGTTGTTAATACATATAAGCCTTGGAGAAGTTTGTTTATTGACTGGACTGATAAGCAGCTATTCAGATACGAAAAAGAACTACAACAAAGCATAGATGCTGGAGATGTTCCTATTAATTTTGAAGCTGTTAATAGATCTTTACAACCTTTCTTTAGAGCTGGACTTGCTGCTACAATTATAAAAGATCCTGAGTTACCTATTGAGGATAACCCGAATCAAGAAAGAATTGCAAGGAAAGAAGAAGAGCGAGTAATTATAGGTAATAAAGCTAAAAAAGAATTAGATCAGTTCAAGCCTTATTACTTATTGCTTCATGCAAATAGCTCTAAGATTATTGATGAACCAACAAATACTACTGTAAGAATGGGAGATTTACATTTATCTACTTTAGCACAACTCCTTGAAGACACTATGCCTTTTAGGCCTAAAGAATTAGGAGAAACTATTGACAAATATGACAAGGCTAAAAGGAAAGAAGCTTATAAGCAAGCTAGATGGATTGTTAGAGGACCTATTCTTGATCGTATGAAGGCTGCACAGGATCCTGGCATGACAAGTTACTCTCCACAGTATTGGCGAGGAGCTCAACCTTTACAACAAATAAAGCCGTCTGAAATGCGTGCCATTTTTAGAAGGATTATTTCTGTATTAAAAATAAAAGCTGTAGAAGGTCGTTTCTTAGGTTCAGCTGATGATTTACGTACTGGCAATACGAAAAGAGGTAATATTAACCTTGACGATAAAGGACAATTTAATCTTTCTGATGTATACAAGCCTCGATTAAATGAAGCTATGGTAGCGTCAATCGAAGGAAGTTTTAAAGAGTATATTAAAAACTTACCTCCTGAGTTGTTGAGGCTATTGCAAATAGATATGGGCTAAAAAAATTGGGGTACCAAAGCGAAAGCTAAGGTACCCCTTTTTTTTATCCACAAATGTCATGTAGATATAAGTGATGCATATCATATTTATCTAAATACTTTTTAATCCAATACTGCGGAAAATGTATTTCTTCTCCGTTCATAAACACTACACCATATTTATATATGAATGCTATATCTTCTTCGTCTACTCCTATTTGACCATCAGGTTTTATTTTAAATATACTCATATCATTTATCTACGAAAAGAAATAATCACTGTCGGCTATTCCTTTTATATCTAGACCTCCTAACTTGTAATTGTAGTTAAACTTTTCAGGTTCAAGCAATAGCATATCAGCTATATGCTTATAGAAATCATCATGATCGTACATTTTAATGAACACTTCCTTAGTTAAACCTAATAAGCTAGCTACATCACAAGCGTGAGTAGAAAATGAGTCATGAATAGCAGCAAAGTCTCCGTCCCAATGATGGATAATCAGAGCCATATGAGCTGCGTCCATACTATGAATAAAGTTTGGACTTATACCTGAGGCAAAGCCACCTGGACTAGGTATCTTTTTACCATATACCAGCCTGTGTTCCTTGCCTACGTGCTGGATCCTCATATCAGAGATCCAACTCTTCCATTTGACATCTTCCATTACGTAGTTTTCGTACCGTACTGGAAAGCCAGATGGTGTTACCCAATCGACTACCGGCTCCTTGAGCTCAGCAATAATATGATTTGCTATTGACTGCAAGTAGCTCATGGTCTCTAATGGACCCGGACATACCTCATCTATAGCTCTTATAAGCTGAAATGCTAGGTCGTTGCAGTCCGACATAGTAATATTGTACTTACTATGGAATCCTTCAGCATAACAGTCAGCATACATGTTCAAAGCTATGGCTAGGTGGCCCGCAGAGTACGCTCTAGTCATCGCTCCGCGCTTCGATATACCTTTCCTTATGTGTTTCATAGGCATGTCTCTCTGCGCGAACCACTCAGGCACGCGAGCTATCAATGCTTTAGCTGTTTGCACATAAAAGTCTTTAGGTATATCGGTTTTAACTAAGCCGACTAGCTCTCCAGCATTTTCGTCCTTAGATATAGCAGCTAAGTGCTGCCAACCGTTATTAGAACCATCAATAGGAACAGGAAGATCGATGTAGTGTACACCATCTTCAGACTCTTGATCCCATAGCTTACACCACGCCTTGCAACAGGCAAGAAAGCCTACAGGTTTTTCAGCTTTCTCATGGATAGTTCGATTAACCCACGTATTTCTGATGAAGTCTTCGTTATTGATAACCCATTTAACTCGGTCATCAATGGTCATCTTGTCTACAGAAATATCTGTAAGACCTTCATCTTCTAACGCTGATTTATAATCGGCTTCACACCACTCTGGTATATTATCGATTGAATACGATTGATTATAAGAACACGCTGTATGTACAGCAAAGTAATATAATCCTTCTTCAGTCATTGGTTTTGCTTGAGCAAACTTCAATAGACCTCTTTCCATATCTTTACCTTGATAGTTTAGATATGATTCACGATAATACAATCTCCCCCTATAATCTGCATCGACATATTGAAAGAAGATTTTATCTTTCAAAGCCTCTGCCTTTTGGACAGTCATATTATACGCATCGAATTTACTTCGGTTTTTAAGCAATACTAGCTTAGCATTCCAATGAGTAGCTGCTTCATCGTATTTAGCTTGAGCTCGTACCAATGGTTTCTTGTTAGGCTTATTACGTAATTTGTTAGTTAACCTCCTTAACTCGCCGTAATATTTCTTTTCAAGAGACTTATTACCTAACTCTGGTTTGAATACAACTTCATTCCAATATAAGTCTTTGCCTTCTAACTCTTTGTTGTTACCGAAGATACAGTACCGATAGTTCTTACCGGTTTCATCAGCAACTTTAAGAGTTTCAGCTACAAACTTTCGCTTGTTCTTCTTTACTGCTTCAAGTATATCGGTATCGATAGTCCAAGCTGTACGTTGTAGCTTATTAATAGCATCAACGAATGGCTGATCAAGTAATAACTTGAAGTCATGATCCTTATCGTATCCCCAATGCTTAATCACTGGGAATCCGTTGTCTTGAAACAGTCTGCTTATACGCTTAATCTTCTTAAACGAAGTGTTTTGTATAAGCTCATTAACCACCTGGTCAGGTAGTGATCCTATGTTTAGCCACTTATCAGATGTCTCAATCATATATGGTGCACGGCTGTAAGGTTTCTTACCAACCGGGTTTGCTTCCCATTTGATCTGAGCTTCTGTAGGTGCCCTCACTATTTTAATATATCCACACTCATAGAAAGCTTCAAGGATTAGGTCGCCGACTGTTACATCGGCTCTGAACCCTAACTCAACTCCCTTTTGTAGCAACACGTTCTTACCAATAGCAACCGAAGCTGCTGTAAGTTTACATGTTGCTGACTCAGATGTTGAAGTCTTTCTAAAATGGTATTGAAGTATGGTTAACGCATCATACACAATTCTCTTCGGTTCCAGCTTGTGTTCGTTCACCAGCCGTACTGCCCACCTCTGAGGTGTATTGATAATTTTCTGCTCTAAATACTCTATTACATTCTGCATCTTCTCTCCTAGTTTTGCGGAATGGGTTATGAGTGACATTAAATAAGTCGGACCCACGCCTTAAGCAACATTTAATTTCATGAGATTCTACTACAGTAGCTTCTTTATCAGTCATCTGACCGCCTTTGATAACTACTATATCTTGAATCGTATGACTACCTAGTTTATCTAATAACCAAACGTGGTGATCGTAACTACGGTTAGTTATTTGATATGCTCTATGTAAGGTACCTTTACCTACATATATTACGTTATCACTATCAGGATCTTTATGGAAGTAAACACAATACATATCTTCAGGGTACCTCACTACTTCATTAGTGTTTTCCCTAATCTCTATCTTGCGCAACTTCCACTCCATTATCTTGTAGTAATTCTAAAGCGTAGTTCTGAGTTATACGTACACCGTCAACCTCTTTTAGATAAGGCCATTTGTATACTACCCGCTTAATACCTGATTGCAGGATAAGCTTTGTACACTCTGAACACGGAGCTACTGTTAGGTATAATGTAGCTCCTTCAGATGAAGAGGTAGACGCAGCCAACTTAGCAATAGCATTTGTTTCTGCGTGTATAACCTCCCATTTAGTGGTAGCATCGTGGTTACGGGTTTCATTATCCATACCATGAGGTGTACCATTCCACCCGTAGCTAAGGATATTATTACCCTTAGCTATTAGTGCACCAACTTTATATAGTCTATCTCGAGATCTTTCCGATACTATCTGAGCTATCTCAAGATACATTTTATCGTTCTTAGATAATGTCAAAGCCTGACTCTCCTTTCTGTAATCTACCGGTTTGAGTATCATATATACTAAACCCGGCAGGTCCAGTAAGACCTGTGAATCTAGATTTTAATACAGTAAACCCTATTCTGTTACGTTCTTCTGCAGTATCTGCAACTAGGTTTCTGCAGAAAGCTACAATATCAAATGATATTTGTTTGATACTACCACTGCCTTTGATGTCGTCAATAGAAGCCATGTTGCCTTCTTCAAAAGCTTTACCGTCTCCTGCTTTACGCAAGTGACTTACAATACCTAGCCAGATGTTATGCTTCTTAACTATTTTAAGTAGATCAGACATAACTTTATCGACTGCTGCATTACCTGTTAGGCCATCGTTACCTTCAGACACAGCAATAGTTATATGATCTAAGAATAGATACTTGCATCCCATAAGAGCCATGTACTCTATCTTATCTATTAAAGAACTATCTTCAACAGAACCTTGGTGATCTAATAAGACAAGGCGTTCGTCCTTAAATACTTTCTCAAAGCCCTGTCTCATTTCGGTTTTAGATACCGGGAGATCTCCACCAATTCGTTTATTGATACTCATACCAATAAGCTTTTCAGCTGTATCTCCTACACTTTCTTCAAGAGATATTAAACCTACTCTTTCCGACGTAGTAGATAGCAAATGCCATATAACCTCTTTAATTACAGTAGATTTACCTGAACCAGTACCACTAGTAAACAAGGTTATCTCACCGTGTCTCATGCCTTTAAGCTTTTCGTTGAGACCGTTTAGACAATCAGGATAAGGGATAGACTGAGTTGTCTGTCTCTCCATGAACTTATCCCATACCTTTTCACCGGTTAGAATACCAGCTGGGTTATACTTATGAGCACCCCATATAGCATTGGTTACTCCTTTGGATCCTTTAGTTGCGTATAAATCACAGGCATCCTTATCTTCTGTCTCGATAACTTTTACTTTATCGAAACCTATTATCTTAGCTGCTTGCTTTATAGCTGCTTGACCTGCTTCATCATTATCAAACCATAGAATTACTTCATCGAATCTTCGAAGCCAATCTCTATTTTCTAGTAATAAGCTTAATTGATTAGCAGAAGGTATAGATACTACAGGATATATAGTATTCTTAGTGTCAATCATGGCTTGAGCTACAGCTAATGTATCAAGCTCGCCTTCAGTTATCACAAGCATCTTACCGTTGTTAAATCTTTCTTGACCAAACAGTTTCTTTGGTTTACCTATTAACCTAAAGTCTTTAGGTAATATTCTTACTTTATAGCAGTCATCTCCATAAGGATAGAAATGAGCAGGATTATTATTATATTGGTGCGTCTTTACACCAAAGAAACTAGTTACATTCGCCGATATATTTCTACTAGTAATACCAAGACTAGGATACCTATGAATATCGGCGATGTCAGGTTGTCCATTGCTGTTTGTATTGGTGGCTGGTTTATCATTACTCGTTACTCCTTCTACTCCTTCAGTGTACTTTTTACATGAAAAACAATACGTATGATTATCACTTGGATCGTGTAACAATCCATCTGAGCTACCACAATCTGGGCATTCATATCTACTATTGTCTATTAATTTCTTCAACATTTATCTCCAATCTTTCTTCGCCTTTCTTTACAAGGTTCTTGTATGCGGCGATCTCATAACAATATTTATCATTCCAATCGAAAACCTTTTGGATAGCATCTAATGTCGGCTTAAGTATATTATCGAGATCAGATGCGCGGTTACTAAAGAATACTTTAAAGGTTATCTTGATGTCGGCAGTCTTTTCAAACTGCCAACTCAATTCACTAGTTGCTTCTGTGAAACGTTCAAGAAACTCTTTGTATTCCTTCGTCGGATACGTCTGCGTGAAGTTCCTTCCGTCCTTCGTTCTTATCGCTC